GAAGAGATAGATAAAAATATCATGACAGCTGTTGGGAACGCATCTGAGAGGTTTATAGAGGATCGCCTTCGAATTCTACGTCTTTTTAGGTTTACATCAAGAAACCTATCTAAAATAAGTCAAACAACAATTGATGCTGTTAAGAAAGATAAAAGATTAAGAAACGTTTCACCTATTGATGATGTGTCACAAGAAAGGATTGTTGAAGAATTTGTAAAATCTGTTGATTGGGCATCTAAACATAAAAAATTAGAATCACTTAATTATTATCTAGAGCTACTTGAGAAGTATGACATGTTTAGTGAAATGTTCCCTGAACTAATAATAAATATAGAAAATATAAAAACATTTAATTTGAGTGTAATTTTTGCTTTATTATTTAAAGAAAATGATATTGAAGTTTTAAGAAGCAAATTAAGTAAATATAAGTTTCCAAATAATATAGCAAATGTTGCTTGTTTTTTATTAAGATTAAAAGATAATATAAATAATTTAGATAAAGTATCATCTTTATATAAAGAAAAGAAAAGATATCATGTTGATAATGATACAATATTAGAGTTTGCTGATTTATATAATTTTAATGATAATTATCTACAAGCATTTTTAAAATTTGAACCAAAAATAGATACTGGTGATATAATTAAAAAAGGACTTAAAGGACCAGAAATAGGTGCTGAAGTTAAAAAAAGAGAAATAGAAGAATTTAAGAAACTATTATGAAATACTTAAAAACATATGAACAACAATCTGATGATTTAGATTATGAAATATATTTTACATCAACAAAAGATGGTGTAGTTGAAGAAAGGCGACAATTTCAAATTGTTGAAGATCTTGACCTTGCATTAAAAAAAGTTAGAAAATTAATAAACTCTTTTTTAACATTGGATAAAACAGCACCAAGATTTGGTCATTGGAGTCTTGATGATTATTGGATTGAAATATATAAAGGTGATGAAAAAATACAAATTATAGATAAAGATGAAATTGATGCTAGATTTGACGCAAATAAATATAACTTATGAAATATTTAAAAAAATTTGAGAAACATTGGACAGAAGAAGAAATAAAACCAACTAAATTAATTGAACATTTAGAAAAAATATTTAAACATTTTGGTTATAGTGCAGTGTATCATGGTTCAGGAAACAATGTTACATATTTTGAAAAAGATGAAGAAACACATTTTTATATTAAAGGTGGTCTTGGATCTAAAACACTAGTATATAATGTTTTAGAACAAAATGAGTTCACACGTTTCTTTCCTAAATATTTAAGAACCATTTCAGGGTTAAGTTTAGATTATTATATAGAAGGTAGTAATTTTTTAGAAATCTTCTTAAATGATATAGATAAAGCTATTGAACAAATAACAATAGATGATATAGAATCAAAAATAGCAGCTAATAAATATAATCTTTAATTAGCAATGGTGAACGGGAAATAGCTTTCACACTTCGTTAGTAACCTTGTTACATGATGTCAGGACTTTAACCTGAATTTCCCAATATTATTCACCATCTAGCAACATAATTCCTATTTGAAATAAATAATAGTTCGCTTACTATTGTATTATCAACGAAATAATGCTGTGTATTTTCTAAAATAAAAAACCTACCAAAAGACACAATAAAATTGTGAATTATTAGTAGGTTATGTTTTATTTTTGTTATATATGTTTTGTTTATAAGTCTTGTCATATAAGGATTATAATTATACAAATTACAATACTATATATATAATTTTCAAAGTCGTTTTTTGAAAAAAACGACTTTTTGTATTTAATATATACTTAAAAAGTAAATACAAATATTATGAAAAATAAAGATAAAACATTCACAATGAGAATCCCAAGTGATATTCATAAATTTTTACACGATTACTCAAATGAAAATTATACATCAATGTCAAATGTTATAACTCAATTAATTTTAAAGTTAAAAAAAGAATATAATAAAAATGAAAAATGAGTATTATTTTTTATATGAAACAACAAATATTGTAAATAATATGATATATGTTGGTATAGATAAAACTACTAATATTAATGATGATTATATTGGTAGTGGGGTGGTTCTTACAAATGCTATTAAAAAATATGGAAAAGAAAAATTCAAGAGAAAAATATTAAATTTTTGTGAATCCTATGATGAACTATTAAAATTAGAAAAAGAAATAGTAAATGAGAAATGGGTTAAGGATAGAACAAATTATAATGTAAAAACTGGTGGTCAAAGTTCAGGTGTTTTATCAGAAGAGTCAAAAAATAAAATTTCAAATACACTAAAAGAGAAATATAAAAATGGGGAAATCACATCAAGTATAGGTAGTTGGGTAAAAGAAAATGGTAACTGGTTATCTAATGGAGGACAAGTTAGTGACGAAACTAAAGAAAAATGTTCAAAATCTGCTAAAAAAAGATATGAGGAAGATAAAAAACACCCATTAAAAAAATTTAGAAACACTATTGTAAGTGATACCCAAAAACAAAAAATTTCAAAAACATTAAAAGAAAAATATAAAAATGGTGAAAGATTAGCAAAACATGAACCTATAAGTGAAGAACATAAAAATAAAATTTCAAAAACATTAAAAGAAAAATATAAAAAACAACAACACCACTCAAAAGGGAAAACTGCTTGGAATAAAGGAAAAAAATTGAAAAAAATTGAATGTCCTTATTGTGGAAAGATGTCAGACAAATCAAATGCAAAAAGGTGGCACTTTGATAATTGTAAATTATCACCATTATATGAAAAATTAGAATATAAACCAATGAGTGAAGAATGTAAAAATAATATTTCTAAAGCATTAAAAGAAAAATATAAGACTCAAGAACACAACAGAAAAGGTAAGCCATCTTGGAATAAAGGTAAAAAAATGAAAAAAATTGAATGTCCTCATTGTGGTAAATTTATTGATAAATTAAATGCTAGAAATTGGCACTTTGATAAATGTAAAAATAAAAAACCATTATAAAAATAATGGTTTTTTATTTAACGACATATTTTGTCGCTTGCTGTCGATGCACAAAATGAAAACGGTTTTCCCATAACCTTATAGCGTTCTCCACATAACCAACCCATAACATCATTATAAATTTTATTTGAAATATTATTTGAAGTTCTTCTTCCGTTTCTCGTTGATCTAACGACATTTAAATCAACATGAATTTCAACTAACCTATCAGGTGTAGAATTATCATAATAATTTTTATCAAATTTATAATAATATTGTCCCCTTAAAGTTTTATCTAATGATTCTGCGACTTCATGAACAGCAACTGCTTCTTTCCATAATTTAGATATAACATCTTTAACTCTTGGTATTTTATATGTTGCGTGAACAACATGTGCCCCATCTTTTCTAACTTCATTATAAAACACAACTGTCACCGCAAAAGATGTATTCCTTGATTGTGGTTGTGAATCGCAACCTACAATAACTTTTGCATTTTTGTCAACATTTTTAACATAATCCAGAACATATTTATTTATGTTAGGGATTCTTGTTCCATCATACTTTTTCCATACTAAATCTCTCATTGTTGGTTATTTTTTTTTAATTAAAATAATAGCCAATTACACTATATGTGTAATTGGCTATTATTATACTATAATATATCACACATTAATACCGAACACTATCACCAGATAGTATCGCCATATTAAAAATTGATTGTGGATATTTCGTTTTCATGTTTGTTATATATAAATATTTTTTTATTAAGTTTTTTCTATTTTCGGAATTTTATATTTTCTTAATTTCCATTTATATAAATCAAAAAAAGATTCCGTTGCTTCATCACAAAAACTACCTTCACAAACCCACCCATTTGCTCCACGTTTACCATCAGTTATATTTTTATAACAATGTGTACAAATATCCTCTTGGTGTTCTTCAACAATTTCTTCGAATTCCATTTTACAAATATAACATCTTTTATCAGAATAAAAAATTAATATATAAAATATATGAAAAAACTTTTAATGATATTATTATTCTTATTTATATGGATAGGTTGTGATACAAATTATAAACCTAATTATCAAATAAATCATCGACCAGAACCAATTATTATTGTTGCAATTGACACGACATTAAATTCTGTTGTAATGATAGATGGTAATAATAAAGTTTTTACTATATATGATAACCCCACGACAAAAGCAATTACATCTACTTTATCTGTTCGTGATACACTAAGACCTAAACAACTAAAAGTATTAGGTAAAAATTTCTAAACTTAATTCATTATTTTTATTATATAAAATAAAATAATAATGAAACACTATAGAATAATAGAAAAAAGAAAAAATGGTACTAAACAATATATAATTCAACACCACAATAGACTTATTGTGGGTTTATACTTTTGGCAAAATTTAAATACTAAAGTTTATAGTAAATATGATGATGCTATAAATGGAGTCAAAGAAGTTATAAATGAAAAAGATTATGAATCAGGTGATACCACATATCATTATATCGATGCATATAAACTCCTTAAAAATAAAAAAGCAAATAAATCAAAAAATAGTATTAAATAATAATATTTTTTGTATCTTTGTAAAAAATAGTATAATATGAAAATTTGTACAATAAGTGATATTCATGGTAGAGTAATTTGGAAAGAATTTGCAGATATTAAATTTTTACTAACAGCTACAGAAGAAACTGTTAGTGATGGTAATTTTGTGCCACAATATTTTAAATACGTATTCATTGGGGATTTTGTTGATTCTTTTACTCTTTCAAATGAAGTAATAGAAAAAAATCTATTGGAAATAATAAGATTTAAAAAGTTATATCCAGAATATGTAGAATTGCTTTGGGGTAATCATGATGTTAATTATTTTGTTAATAAACCATGGAACAAAATGGAAGGTTATGTTAGTGGCTATAGAGCAGAAGCACACCACAATTTATTTGAAATTTTTGATAAAAATAAAGAATTATTTAAAGTAGCATACCAAAAGAATAATCATATTTTTTCTCACGCAGGAATACATTTTGGATGGTATCATTTTATTTTTACAAAGGCAATCAAAGAATATCCTGAATTTAAAAATATGTCAATTGCTGAACAATTAAATACAGCATTTGACTATAATATTAAATGTTTACACGATATTGATTGGTATAGGGGTGGACACCAAAAACAAGGAGGTCCATTTTGGTGTAGTAAAGATTTACTTTGGAATAAACCTTTAAAATATACACACCAATATGTTGGTCATACTCCACTTGATAATGTTGTTGTTAGAAAAATAAATGAATCAACAACTATAACTTTTATAGATGTATTACATAAAAAGAAAGCATTTTATACAGTAATAATTTAATTATTTGGAATATTATTATATATTTGTTAATTAATAAAAATTAAAATGGGAAAAATTAAATCAAATAAGGAATACGCTATCAGAATTACACACCCTGATATAGGATCATTTTATTTCAATTATGATAATTGGGGTAAATATATATTTACTAGCAATTTGTCTAAAGTTAAGAAATGGAAAACTTTATCATGCGTAAAAGACCAAGTACATAGAATAGTTACTAATACAAATAGTAGGAGTGGTAATACAAATGGACACTTTACTTTTTTTAATTGTGATGAAATAAATATTCCAGATAAGTTAAAACATAATGTTAGAATTTCAAGAAAAAAGAAGTTTTATTATGTGAATCATCTAATATCAAAAGAAAAAGTTAAATTTGATGAATATGAAATGGATAAAGTATATGAACCTTTAAAGGAACAAATAATAGAAATTAGTAAACTCTTCAAAAATGATACATTTAAAGATGTACAATTTGAGGATGATGTTAAAAATAAATTTAAAAAATTAACAAAAATTATTAATCAATATAAAAAAAACCAAGGTGTTGTAATTAGACATATGGACACTAAGGGTAATGAAAAAGTTTATATTGATATCGTTGATGCATCTTTTAATTTTAGAACATTAAAATTACAAAAATTAAGTGGAGTAAATACATCTAAAAAATAGAAAATATTATGAGTTTTAAAAAATTTTTTAATTATTTAAATAAAGATGATAAAAAAATCATTTCTGATGAATGTGAAAAAATCCGTGAAATTGCAAGTGATAAATCATCTAAGGATGAATTAGATAGAAAACGAAAAACGGATTCAATATGCCCTAAATGTAGAAGTGAAACAATTGTTAATAAAATATCAAGAGTACAAGGTAGCGTACATGGATCATTTTCTCTCGGTTTTGGTGATGTTGATGGTAGCACAGATACAAATAGTGTAAACCATTGTAATAGTTGTGGAAATCAGTGGAAAAAGTATAAAACTAATTATAAAAGTTGTGAAGATATTTTAGCAGATTGGATGAATCATATTGATATACATTTAGACGGTAAATATACTTTTGGTGATTCTGATGTGAAAATGTTAAAAGAGTTTTACGCTGAAAGTATTTGGGGTATTTTTAAAAGTGTGTCAAGTGATTGTTATATATCAACTAAAGAAAATATAACTCTTAGTTTATTACGTACATTATTTAAGTCAATCCACGACAAATAAAAAAGCCTTGATAATTTCATTCTATCAAGGCTTTTTTATTTTTATTTTTTCATTTAAACTTCATATAAATGTCCAAATATTTCAAATAATATCGGACCCCCCATTGGCAATCCTGTTGTTGTTGGTAACAACGTAGTTGTTGGTAAAATAGTCGTTGTGGTTGTCGTGGTTGTTGGTGAGATATATCCAGAAACATATATTTTTGATGTTTGCCATGTTGAACTATTAATTAGATTAAAATTTAAGTTAATTCCAGTATAATATTTTATTTTTGAAATATTAGAAATAAAATAATTTATAAATGATAATATAAGATTAACATCATTATTATTGTTTGAAAGATAATCTAGTAAATTTCTACTTCTATTTTTGCCGTGTAATATTACTGGTATTGTTGTGAAATCTATTTCCATTGTAGATAAAAAACCAATTTTATTATCAACTAAAAATACATTAAAATTTTGATATTCTCCAGTCTGAATATTAAAATCTACCCAATTTTCACCATTCCAACATTTACAAGGTATCTTTATAATCTCTGACATTTTTTAATTTTTCCTTTTTTTTATATATAAAAATTAAAAAATGGAATATAATTTTTATTCTGTGTATTTTTTAATTTTGTCTAGTTTAGTTACTGAAAAAATCCAACCAGCTCGTTTTTCTTTTGTTCTAGGATCAGTTAAATAACGATTATATCTTCCACCTATTTTACTTAATTCTCCCTTAATTTCTTTTGTTCCATCACCAAATAATGCATATGCTCTATCTGAATATTTTACTAAATCTATATCTTTTTTTGATATTCTTTTAGGTTTATATGTTTTTATATTTTCAATTTTTTTTGGGTTAGTTTCTTTTTTTGGTTTATAAATACTTAATAAATCGGTTAGTGACATTTTATTTCCTTCATCATCTTCCCAATGTTTTGAAAATTTAACTTGATCCATACCATATTTTTTAAGTAATGATCTAACTGTACCTAAATCTGCTTTTCGTGTATCACCAATTTTCATATTAACTAATTCAGTTGTAAATTTACCAGCACCTAACCCACTTTTTGTGTGAGTTTTTGTTATTTTTAGATATAATGAATCATCTGCATTATCTAATATAATATTAGCTGTTACTGTATGTGCATCATATTCCCAGCTCCAATACGATTTATTGGTTGCTATTATTTCTTCATTTGGTTCTAACCCACTTTGTTCAAATATTTTAAAATTAGTTATCATTTTTATAAATTATTAAATTTTATTACGAAGTTCATATGTTATATATTAAAAAATAAAAACATTTTATTTTTATCCGACTATATCATTTTATGATATGTAAAAACGTTTTTAATGTTTTTAATATTAACTAGACAAGCCAAAAAAGCAAAAAACAAAGTTTTCACAGATAAATAGATTATAAAGTGAAAACTTTTTTAACTTAAGAATTCTAATTCATCTTCATCATCAAGATTTATTAGTCGTATATCTTCTTTATAACCAACGAACTCTTTTAGTTCTTCTAATTTTTCATAAAAATCATCTTCTTCCATATCAATTAACATATCAATAATTTCACCTGTTGATAATTCTTCTCCATCTTCATCTTCGTAACCATCTAAACCATTCTCATCACCATTTGTATCTAATATTTCTATAATACTTTCAATTGCATCATATTTATATGACCAATAAGAACCACCTTTGTCATTCACTACAACTTCCCAACTTTGATCATTGACATCATCATCAAAGTCCCAATCTTCTTTTATATAATTAAAATTATCAAACTTTTTAATTGTCATAACTTTTTATTATTTTTGTTATATATATAAAAAAAATAAAACTAATTTAATGGATAGTTTAGAACAAAATAAAACAAAAAACAACGTTATTTTTAAAGCAACAATATATGATTTAACAATAATAAACAAAAAATTAATACAAAAATTCAAAGAAAATAATATAAAATATACAGTAGATAATATATATTCAGAATTAGAATTAATTAAAAAAGATCCACACAATTCATTTATGTATGATATTGTTAATAAATATGTAAAAGACGGTGGGTATGATACCAATAAAAATATAATTATAAAAACATCAATAAAATTATTTGAAACTGAATATAAAACGGTAATCAAAAAATATAAAGAGGATAGAAAAAAAGAATTTAATATTGAAAATAATAGAAAAGGTAAAAAAATACTTTTGAAATTTGAAGGAAATATCATAGAAGTACCAAATAGAATTGGTCATTCATATTTACCTTTAAAAATTCTTCCTATGGAAGAACTTGAAACAAAATACTCCAGACATAAAAGATTAAAAGTATTTCACAATAAAGGTTTAAAATGTGTTAGTTGTGATAGAGTTGGTAAATATTTAATTGCCACTAAAGATAGAGGTGGTTCAATCCATATTGATGTTTATACTGAAGATTTTAAGTTAATGACAGTTGATCATATTAAACCTAAAAGTAAAGGTGGTACTTATGATCTTGAAAATTTAAATCCAATGTGTGCAAAATGTAACACTAAAAAGGCTGATAAATATGATTAATTTTTAAAAAGGTAAATCACTATTATCTTCGATTGTGTGATTAATATTATTATCTTTTAATATCTTTTCTAAATTATCTTTATCGTCTTTGGATATTTTCATTGTAAATCCTTCTCTACCTTTATGTAAGTAAAAAGTTACGATATTATTATTAGATGGGTTAAATTCATATTCATCTTTATCGTGATTATAATCAGCGTTTATCTCATTTATATGTTTTATATGTTTCATATTATTATATATTAATTTTTATTATTAAAAAATAATTAGTATATTTGTATTATGAATAAATTATCAAAACAAAAAGACAGATTTTTTAAAATAATAGAATTAAATAAAACACCAGAAAGAAAAAAATTTGAGGAAGAATATAGTTGTTATATATTTTCATTAAGACCACCAAGTATGTTTGATCCTGATATGAAAAAAGTTGTATGGGATATTGACACTTGGTATAAAATTAAATCTACGGATTATGAACAAACTTCTCATATACATAAAATGACAACTATGAGAGCAAGGTTTAATAATGCTACTGTGTATGGAGTTTGGTTACCTAATGACTTTAATACTAATGGTTATGATGAAATTAGAAATCCTGATTTGTTTTATGATATAATCTGGAAATATAAATTTAAAATATAAATATTATGTGTAAATGTGTTAATGAAAATTGTAATAATGATCCATTTAATTCTATTGATCATGTATTAGCAACACCAGATGCAGATTTTGCTTGTAATAAAGAATGTTTAAAAAAGTTCAAAGAACAAAGAAAAAGGTTTTTTGATAATATAGCTGATGATACATTTTATAATAATTGGTGGAATGAATAGTTTTAAAGATATATTTAATAATTGGGTAGAGAAAAAAACCAAAAAACAAATAGAAATTATTGATGAAATTTGTTTAGAAACTGGTATAGATCCTGGTGATTGGTTTGAATATTTTTTGGAAAATGATATTGATAATTTTTCAGAAGATGAATTATTAACAGAAATATTAAATAGTTTTGTTTGTTATTTGGATAGTAAATTTGATGAGCCATTTATTGAATTCTTACCTGATTCAATGATTAAAAAAAATATTTTTGGTGGTTCATATGTGGATTTTTATATTGAATTAGCATTAAAAAAATCTAAAACCAAAGGATATAAGTTTGTTTCAAATAATAAGAAAGATATAAAAAGAATAAGAAAATTTATTTCTATTTCAGATAGAGAAAAAATAATGAAAAATAAACTTGTTTTTTATATTATAAATCAAACAAAAATGAAAATTTATTCTAAAAATGAAATAAGATATTTAAAAATTAAACAGTTAAATAATATTAGTGGATAATAATATAATAACAGCGATAAGAAGTAAAGATTTTAAAAAGTTAGATCAATTTCAAAAAAGAGAATTACTACATGAACACATATTAACAGAAGATAAATGTTGTGTTGGGCTTAGAGTTATGTGTTATGATATAGAAACTTATGTTAACCCAAAAGCTAAATATTTCTACGCAAGATATTCTATTAAAAAAATTGGAAATATGACAATTGGTAAGGTATATGTGATTGAAGATTATAGAGGGAGTAATAAAATAAAATTAACTAATGATATTGGTAAACAACATTGGTATCAAATAAGAAGATTTATACATTCGATAAAAATTGAAAGAAGAAATAAATTAAAACAAATAAACAAAAATAACCCAATATGAAAAAGTTAAAAGTTAAATGTTATTTGGATAATAGTATTTTTATTGAATTTAATTTGTATTAATTCTAATGCACAAAATAGAATAGGTTATTTAGTGGTGATAGAATATCGTGGAATAGAAATAAAAGAATATAAAACAGAAGATGTGAATTTAGTAAATAAATTATTTAAAACGCATTTTTATCAGGATATTGATTTTGGAGAAAGTCTAAAAAATAATTATTTCTTAGAACATAGAAATGAAAAAATTATTTTTTATGTTGAGAAAAAAAATGTTATACCAACTATGTTTGGTGTAAGATATAAACCAATTAAAATAAAAAAAATAAATAGTATAAGTATGAGTATGAAAATTTTAAGAAGAAACAACGAATTCAGGAAGATGCCTGAAAGTTGTATGGAAGATGTTTTGGTTATTAATAATTTACGTAAACAAGGTTGGGAATATTGCTCAAAAAGTGTTTATAAAGACGCTATGGGTATAGTCACGGAAAAAGTAGAGGAAACAGAAGTAAATGTTTCTGATAAAAAAGTAACAAAAGAAAAAAGGTTAGCTAAGAAAAAAAGGTAAAAAAATTAATGATTAAAGGAGGTGAAAGGATGGCATATGAATCTGAAATAACATTTAAACTTAATAGTATGTATGTTTCTATGAAATTTAGGAATAAAAACACTGATGGTAAATTCGTTACTCAACCTGAATATGATAGACTTATTAGATTAAAAAAATTAAAAAAGATTCTGAAATGATTTTAGATGTAATAAAATATGGGGAACAGAATTATAATAAATTAAGATTAAAAAATATTGATGTAAAAAAGGAAAACCCTTTTTTACAAAAACTTATTGATGATATGTTTGAAACTACCAATAAAAAAAGTGGGATTGGTTTAGCAGCACCTCAAGTTGGAATTAATCTTAATTTATTTATAATTAATTTACCAGAATTTAGAGAAGTTTTTATTAACCCTGAAATACTTCTTGAAGGATTAAATATCCAAATTAGAGAAGGATGTTTAAGTTTTCCGAACATGGAATTCCCTGTTAATAGGCGACAAATAGTTAAAGTTAAATTCTATGATAGAAATTGGACATTAAGACAAGCTGAATATAAAGACATGGAAGCCATTGTTATTCAACATGAATATGATCATTTAAATGGGAAATTAATAATTGACTAATGGATAACGGATTAATGTTTTTTATTGCTACTGTTATTATTTATCTTATTTTTAGAGAATATCCAAGAAATAATGACAATGAAAATGAAAATAAAAAAATATAATATTAATATCTTAATAATTAATATTGTATATTTGTGTTGATTTTTAAAAAATTATTTTTAATATATAATATCATGAGAAAAATTAAAGATTGGAAAGGTTTTTTATTTGAATATGTAAACATTAACGAATTGCGTTATAACATTTTTGATTGGGATGACAATTTGCTTAATATGGAAACACCATTACATTTTCAACATTTTGAAGATGGTAAGTGGGTAAACAAAGATATTACACCACAAGAATTTGCACAAATAAGAAAAAAATATCCAACTGATTATATGGATAATAGTGAGTGGAAAGGTGATTCTAACTATTCGTTTATTGAGTTTAGAGATTATGGACCAAGAGGGGAAAATGCATTTATTGAAGACGTAAAAAATACCATTAAACACAAAAAGTTTGGACCATCATGGGATATTTTCTTAAACACTATTAAAGAAGGTAGATTGTTTGCAATTGTAACCACAAGAGGACATGAACCAAAAACAATTAAAGATGCAGTACGTTATATTATATATGATGTAATGACATCAGAAGATAGAATTGAAATGGAAAAAAATCTTAAAAATTTCAATCATATATTCAACGTTCAAACTGATAATTTAATTGAACAGTATTTGAATGAGTGTTACTTCATAGGAATGTTTTCGCAAGCATTTAAAGATGAATTTCATTACTTACCAATAGGTACAAAATTAAATCAAGGTAAACAAGATGCAATTAATAAATTTGTTAATTTTGTTAGAGATTTTGCTAAAAGAACAAATAAACCGTTAAAGGTTGGTTTCTCAGATGATGATGTTAATTTTTCACAAGCAGCAAAAGAGTTGTTTATGAAAATGGAAAAATCATTAGATTTTGATGAAAATTTTTATGTGTTTGATACATCAGATCCAAAATTAAAAGGTGGTGTTAAGGTGAAAATATAAAATATGATTGAATATTCCAATGGCATATATTATGTCACTAATGATTTTGGTGAAGTAAGAGGGTTTCCTACTAAAAAACACGCAATATCTTATTTGAAGTTTACAAGATCATACATCCCACCAACAAAACAAGAAATAAGAAAGAAAAAATTAGAAAGATTAAAATTATTGTTTAAATAATAGTTTTAATCTTTTTTTATTTAAAATATTTTTACTATCTTTGTGTATTATTAATAAACAAAAATAATAAATTATGATATTATCAGAAATTTACACAGCATTAGACAACAAAGATTATACTACTGTTGCAAATGAAATCAAAACGTTTAATTATTTATACAGAAAAGGTGATTCTGAAATTACTGATCTTGAATATGATAAACTACTAAAGGCATTTGAACTAGCTGATCCAACAAATGAAATTTTTGAATCAGGTGTAATTGAAACCGAAGGTGAAGTAAACCCAAACAGAAAAGAAGAACTCAAATATCCAATGTTTTCTTTGGATAAAGAAACTAGCATAGAAGATATTCATAAATGGTTAAAAAATAAAGGTTTACCTTTAACAACTGTTTTAATAGTAACATCAAAATATGATGGTATTTCAGTTTTGAAAAACGAAGGAAACGGGAAAGCGTGGTCAAGAGGGGATGGTATTATTGGGGAAACTATGCATGGTCACTGTAAAAAATTAAATGAAGATTCAACAAATGTTGATATTTTTACAATTGGTGAAATGTTAATACCAAAACCTATATTTGCAAGTAGAACATTTTATAGAGACAATGGTGAACCATTCAAAAATGCTCGTAATATGATTGCAGGTTTAAAAAACAATGATACTCCATCAGATGATTTAATTTATGCTAAACATGTTCGATATGGATTTGCAAATGAAGATTATTCTAAAGATAAAAGTGAACAATTAGATCTCATAGCACGAGAAATAAATGATGTTCCATATAAAGTTTTTGTAGCAGAAGATTTGGATGTTGATGAATTAGATAGATTGTTTTTTGAATGGGGAGAAGAATTTGATATTGATGGTTTAGTTATTGATATCAATGATAAAAATATCAGAAGAAGTTTAGGTAGAGGAAGAAACAATAACCCAGCATATGCAAAAGCATATAAAAATCCAGATTGGTCAGAAGTAACAGAAGTTCCATATAGAGGTATTGAGTGGAATCTTAGTAAAACCACAGCATTAAAACCTGTAGTTTTATTAGAACCATTTGATGTAGAAGGCGTTACAATAAAACGAGCAACTGGATATAATGCTAAGTTTATCCAAGATAATAATATCGGTGCTGGATCGATTCTTTCTTGCATTCGCAGTGGAAGTGTCATCCCTAAAATCGTTGGAATTGTTAAAAAAGGTGAAACTAAATTACCAACTGTTTGTCCAAGCTGTGGAAACACAATGAAATGGAATGAAACTAATATTGATTTGGTTTGTGATAATCCTGAATGTGAGGAAATTAATTTTCAAAAATTAGCATTTTTCTTTGTTAGATTTAAACTTGATGGGTTTGGTGAAAAATCAATCTCTAAATTTAATAAAGCTGGTTATAATACAGTTAAAAAGATTTTAGAAATGTCACATGCTGATATTGTAGATATTGATGGAATGGCAAGTAAATCAGCAACCAAACTTTTAAACCAACTTGATGAAAAAGTTAGAAAAGTTCCATTTCATGTTGTTGGACACGCATCAGGCTGTTTTGAAAATCTTGGTTCAAAAAAATTGAAAATGATTGTTGAAGGGATTAAAGAAGTTAATATTAACATAACAAAATTTAAAGAATGTGTTATGAATAATGATTTTAAAACAATCCCATCAATTTTAGAAGTTCATGGTGTTTATGAGGTAACTGTACAAGATTTAAATGAAATTAATGGTATGTCAGATAAATCATCTGAGAATTTCTTAAACGGTATTGTTAAATTCGCAAACTTTATGGGAGATTTGGATATAAAAATTGTTGATGAAGAAGTTAAAGAAGTTGTTATAGATACCACATCTGGTATTGACTTATCAGGTAGAGTATTTGTATTTACAGGTTTTCGTGACACTGAACTTCAAGCAACAATTGAAAGTTATGGTGGGGAAGTAAAAAGTGGTATAACAAAAGCGACAACTGACCTTTTAACTAAAAATGAAGATACTACATCAGCAAAAGCAAAAAAAGCAAAAGCTAATGGTGCAAATGTTATCCAAGTTGATGTTTTTAAAGAGTCATTAAATTATAATGTCTAATTATAACGAAATAGAAAAATTCCTTAAAAAGTATTGTTATATAGACACATCAATTATAACTACTGACATAGGGAATAAAGGCTATTATGTTAAAGATTGTAACAATAATTATTCTTATATAAGTAAAAAACATATTCTTAGAATGGTGGATAGTTACATATATAATAATAGGAAATCTAAATTAGCAACATTGAAAATATTAAGTTTATTTGATAAATAAAATATAATGAATAATATTAAAATAGGATCATATTATGTTTGCGATGGTATAATTTTTAAATTAAAAGGAATTGACCCACATTCATTTTATGATTTTATTAGTACAACAAATAAGAAACATGATTCGTATAAATGTTTATTTCTATCTTTGAAAGATATTAGAAAAATAAAATTAAATAAATTAAAAACAACTAAAATTTGAAAAAATGAAAAGATTATTAACATTAGTATTAGCTTTTTTATTTGTGAGTATTTTATCTTACTCACAAGACGAAATTCCAAAATGTAAGGGGTTTGTTTCAGATTATGAAAATATTTTCACAACCAAAGAAAGTAAAGATATTGCCCGAATTTTGAGTGATTATGAGAAAAAAACATCAGTTGAAATATATGTATTAACAATATCAGATTTTGATGATATTTTTACATTAGCACAAGAAACATTCACTGAATGGGGTATTGGTAAGAAAGGTGTAGATAATGGATTGTTAATTGTTATATCCAAAAATAAGAAAGTGATGCGAACCCATACTGGATATGGATTAGAAGGTTACTTACCTGATGGTTGGTTAAAACATACAGGTGATAGTATAGGTATTAAATATCCAGATAATTATTACAATGGGTTATTAGAATATATCAGTTTGATTACCAATAAAGTCGGAGAAGAATATGATGAAGATGTTAATAGTGATATTATCAAAGAAAATAAATCAGATGAAGAAGAATCAATTTTTGAATGGTTATTAAAAACTGTTCCATGGTATGTTTGGCCGTTGTTAATTATTGGGTGGCTTATACTATTCTTTATTTGTCCTGATTGTGCGTTATTTTTACTATTTCTGATTTTTTCTAAAGATGGAGATAGTGGTAAAAGTTCATCTGGTGGTGGTTCATCTGGTGGTGGTGGTTCAAATTCAAAATGGTGATTATATTTAAAAAAATGTCAAATAAAATGATGATAATTAAAAAATAATTATTATATTTGTAAAATGAAAATAATAAAACAAAAAGGTAAAAATTATGTGTGTATTGAAACACTTAAAGAAGTGATAGAAAAAACACACGAACAATTAACAGAACTGGAAGTTGATAATATCACAATGGAGATTCACAAAGAAGCAAGGTTAGAATCATTAACCGAAATTATAGAATTGTTAGATAGTATTGATAAACTTTAAATTAAAAAGAAAAAAATTATGAAAACAGGTTGGATTGTATTAATTGTAATTGTGGTGTTTATTGCCATTAGTGTTATGAGTGTTATTGGAAAATATAACAACATGGTAACAAAAAGTGAAAATGTTGACGCAGGTTGGTCACAAGTAGAAAATGTATATCAGCGTAGAGCCGATTTAATTCCAAATTTGGTGAATACTGTTAAAGGTTATGCTTCACATGAAAAGGAAACATTAGAAGGTGTAATTAACGCCCGTGCTAAAGCAACATCAACAACTATTAATGCTGGTAATATGACACCACAAGCGATGCAAGCATTTCAGGCTAATCAAGCTGGTTTAAGTGGTGCGTTAAGTAAACTTATGGTAGTAGTTGAAAGATACCCAGATTTAAAAGCAAATCAAAGTTTCTTGGACTTACAAGCCCAATTAGAAGGAACTGAAAATAGGATTGCCGTTGAAAGGAAACGATATAATGAAGCAGCACAAGACTATAATGCTTATATTAAGAAATTTCCAACAGTTGTTATTGCTGGTATGATGGGATTTGAAAAGAAACTATACTTCGAAGCAGATAAAGGCGCAGAAAAAGCACCAGAAGTTCAATTTTAATAATTAACACAAATCAAAAAAGGGAACAGTTAATGTTCCCTTTTTTTAAATCATAATTTATGTATTGGATACCAATAGTATTTATAGTATTTGAAATAATTTATATTTCAATGACTTCTGAATTAATGAAATTCTCTAGTGCTACAACATTAAACACCAAATATAAAAATCATGACTTGACAAGTTATATAAAAAATAAATATTTAGGATATGGTTGGATTTCTTTGTTTATTGTCAGTGTTATGTTTTTAGAGTTTATATACTTTGTTATAGGATTAACTAAACCTATTTTTTATTTCTCCCTAGTATATTTACTATATATAATCGTTGCTAATGTTGTTAATCAATTAATTAAAAAAAGACTTAATAGCATATCAAGGTTAGTAAAACTTTCAGAATTAGATGATTTTGAAACAGATGATGTTAAATTTCAAAGAATGTTAAAAATTAATGAACTAGAAGGTGGAGTCAAAGTATATAGGTGGATGTGGTTTATGCCACCATTATTTAAACTTGGTATATTTGTTGCGATTGTTTTAATGCATTATAAATTAGGAATATTATGATACATAGATTAAGTGTAATATTAAAAAATAGTTATAAATCTAGTTATAAAAAAGGGTTTATAAAATACTTAGATTCATTAAGTTATAATGAATTTAAGGTAATGTATATGCATTATATGAAAGTTCATTTGAGATATGAAAAAAGATATAAAACAGAAAAACCTAAATTTTTTAGTAAGAAGTGGTTTATTAATAAAAAAATACTATCTAATAGTATTAGGCTTTATTACCTATTTTCTAATACTAAATCCAAATATATTAAAAAAGTGATGGATGAACTAGATATTATTAGCAACAAAAGATCAAATTTATTAGATCGTATTAGTATCACACAGGCTAAAATAAAAAATTTATCAGATAAAAATATAGTATTAACTCAAACACCAACACAAATGGATAATATTGATTTTATATTACTTATAGTAGAAAATATATATTTAACCGAAGAAATAACTAGCTTGTATAATAAATTAGATGATATGGGCAACGATATTATTTAATTATATTTTTATGATAAATGAACATTATATATTTTGTAATCATCAAAATTTACACATAAAAAATTGTAAATTTTGTAAAAAAACTTATGGTATAATTAAAAAATTAAGTAGAAAAGAAAAATTATCTAAACTAAATAACAAATAATTTATATATAACAAAAAAAACAATAAAATGGAAACAATTTGTAATTGAAATTCGAGCATCGGAGGGTGGCAATGACTCCAAATTATTAGTTAATGATTTAACTGGTATTTATTCAAAATCTTGTCGTAATAATAACTTCTCTTATACAGTAGAGACCAAACCTGGTATCACTTCTATTTAGCTGACTGGTAAGGGTGTATCCAAATACTTTAAAAATGAAAGCGGTTCTCACTGCTTTGTAAGAACACCACCAACCGAAAAAAACGGCAGAACACAAACAAGTTTTATAACAGTAGCAATAATGAATTCTATAAAAAAGGTAGAATTTAAAATTGATAAAAATGAAGTAACTAAAAAATACACATGCTCAAGTGGCAACGGTGGACAAAATGTGAATCGCATTCAAAGTTGTGTTCAATTAACTCATAAACCAACTGGTATTCAAGTTAAATGTCAAGACACAAGAGATCAATATAAAAATGAAGTCATTGCTTGGGAACGATTGACAAATAAATTGAAAATTATTGAAGATGATAAAAAATATCATAAACATAAAAATTTTAGAAATAACCAAATAGGTAATGGTAGTAGAGGTGGAACTAAAAGACGAACATATAGAATTTTAGAAAACATTGTTTATGATCATATTACTGGTAAAAAATGTAGATGGAAAGACATATTAAAAGGTAAAATTGAGTTGTTATCTTAATATTTTTTATTATATTTGTATTATGAAAAAATTCTGGTTATTACGAATAGATAGCAACATAAAAGAAAAATTAGAATAGTTCCGTAAAATAATGAAATTTAATGAAATTCATTTATTTTTACATTTTGATTCATCATTCTACGAGGACCTAATGGTTTACTCTCCTGATGCGTTAATTCGGGTGAACTCAACCCTATTTTAATTCTTTCTCCTTCGTTCCTGATATTAATTGCTGCGTTTATATCTCTATCATGTAATGAATTACATTCAGGACATAACCATGTTCTATCCTTTAATGTCAAATCATCTTTCTTATATCCACAACAACTACATAACTTACTTGAAGGAAACCACCTACTAACCTGTATGACCTCACGGTCATACCATTCAGCCTTATAAGTCAACATCGTCTTAAACCTGTTTAAACTTAATTCCTGTATTGACTTCGCTAATCTATGGTTTTTTAACATTCCATTAACATTCAAATCTTCAATCACTATAGTTTGGTTTTCGCTAAGTAATTGATTTGTAATGGAATGTAAATAATATTCTTTAATATTATTTAATTTATTATAATATTTTGCAAGTTTAATCCTTGCTTTTTGTTTATTGTTACTTTTATTTGCTTTCCTTGATAAACTTCTATGAAGTTTTGACAATTTCTTCTGGTTGTTACGTTTAGACTTCAAATTTCCATAAGTTTGTCCTTCGGACGTAATGATGAAATCTTTAATCCCTAAATCCAAACCAATCATATTATTTTTAGCAGGATTTAATGTTTTATTATCACGATCAATCAATAAACTAAAATAGTATTCTCCAGATTTATTTCTAGATAATGTTCCTGATTTAATTTTAGATTGGTTTTTATTTAAATATTTTTCATCTTCTCTTGAACATTTATAATGAATTGATTTCAAAGCATTAATGATATTAATTCTATTTCCTTTTACTCCAGAAATAGCATCAACAGGAAACCTACATGATTGTTTTTCATGTCTTGATTTATATTTTGGAAATCCATTTCCTTGTTTAAAGAAATTTTTATAAGCCCTATCAAGGTTTATCAATGATTGTTGTAATACCTTTGAATGACTTTCTTTAATCCAATTATATTCAGATTTTAATGATGTAAGGAATTTACCAATTTCTCCAAAACTTGTAGATTTCTTCTTTTCTTTATATTCGGTGATTTTATAATTAAGGCATTGGTTATAAACAAATCTTGATGTACCTAATAATTTATTGATATAAATTATTTGATCATCAGATGGGTATAATCTTATTTTAATTGCCTGTAACATAAAGGTATATATAAATATAATCATATCAAAAACACTATTTTAATGAATTATTTTTCATTTATTTTCATCATTTTATATAAAGGTATACAATACCAGAAAGTTATATTGAACTATTAATGAATCATAGTTCTAGTTTAAGTTTTTATTTAAATGAATCCAAATCTAAATATTTCTATATTTGTCATAATAGTTCCGACAAAACAAATATATGTGGTGGTTTTTGTTGGTTGTGGTTCGAATCTAAATCTAGATTAGGTTATGATTATTTTATATCACAGAATTTTAAATATCAAGGATATATCAATTTCAGAAAAATTAAATTAGAAAAATTAAATTATAATTCACCAAAAAAACAAACAACCTTTATATTCAATGTTGTCAAAAAAGTTAAAAATCTTATACTCACACCCAAATAATGTAATATGACCTATATTATTTTATATATAAAAATAAAATATTATTATGAAAAAATACAACGAGTATAGAGATAATATAGTAAATTTTTTTCTTAGATTAAGATATAAATGGTTTAGAAAATACGTGAAACCGTTAAAATTAGGTACTCCTGAATGGGAAGCTGACTTCACTAATGATAATTTTAGAAGACATGAAGGTGATGATAGAGGTCAGGTTGTTTCATTAAAGGAAAATGTAAAAATTGTTAATGGAGAATTACATTTATCTGTAACACCATACAATAAAATTTATTCTGGTTGGTGGGGTGAAAAATATTTTAAATGGAGTAGAGGTGGTATAGATTATGCTAATGTTTTTGAGAGAGTATATGGTACATGGACAACTAAATTAAATATTCCTTACGATTCTTCTCCTGCGTTTTGGTTTATGAGAAAAGAACATTATAATGATATATCATTGTTTAAATATACTATTGATAAAATAGAAGATAATGTTATATATGTAAATGAACCTATATTCGATCCAATATATCATAAAGTACTTATAGATAATGGTAAAGTCATAGCAAAAATAAAAGATTATAATTTAGAAGAAAATTCTATAATTCTTGAAGAACCTCTTATTGGTTACAATAAACTTTTCATTTATTCTAATAAACATCATATTATACCAGAAGTAGATGTGATAGAAGTTATCCACAAAAAAATAAAGCATACTATTCATTATGGATACACACAAGATGGGTATCGAAGAGAAGATTTTGGCCCTTATGTTGTAATCCCTGAATTTAGAGAATATGAATTTGGTGTAACTATTTCTGATAAAGGATATAAATTTTATACTGATGGTATTTTAACTGGTGTTATAACTATACCAGAGACTATAAGTCCAGAACCATGTTATCCTATATTTAGTATTAAATTACCAGATGAAGCTACAGATGAATCATTAGAAAGAGTTATGATTGTTAAATATTTGAAATATTATAAATAAAGTTGGTGAGCTAAAATATATTCCTTATATTTGCAAATATATGGAAAATTTAGAAGAATTATATAAATACTTCAATGAACCTATCACAATTTTAATTATTAATAATAATTCTAAAAAAGTATTTGATAGGTTTTTTAATATTGTATATAATAAAATTGATACAAAAAAAATAAACATAAAAAGTCGTAAAGGTTTATTTAATAAAATAATCACAACTAAAAATAAACTTATAAGGATAGATTTTGATTTTAATTCGATTCAATTTAGTAGTTCAAAATCTAGAATGCGTGAAGATATATCTGATATTATAAATTCATTAATAGAAAATAATTCTAGATTATTATGTAGAACAGATAATTATTTAAATAAAAATATTGATATACAAAATATACATCGTTATTATTTAATTGATAAATTTGAAATGGTTATATTAATAGATAAAGAAGAAGTTAAATTGATTAAACACCAAACTAAAAGTTTTATATATTATAATGATCAAGATAAAACATTTAATATTACTAAATTGATTAGAAGTACTAAAATTAAAAATTTATCAAAATTGTTTAAATAATGTGAGACCCATGCTTAATAATATATAAAAATAAAAAAGTATGTTAAAATATAATATAATTGTTTATATCAAAGATGAAGAAGGTGACTTAGAAGTAATTTTACCTGTTGAATATGAAAATGAATATAATTTACGAAGAGATGTCACTAACATAGGAGTTAATGGGGTCTTACAAAAAATGACAGATATGTATTTATATTATCCACCTCATAAAATAAAACGTATTGAAGTTAAAGAGCTTAAATAATAGTTTCTGTTATTAGTTCTACTTTTGCTTCTAATTCATTTTTTATTTTAGTAATATTTAATTGATAATAATAAAGATTTTCTTTTATATAATAATCTTTATTGTCTTTATCAATTTTTATAAGTTTTAAAATATCTTTTTTTAAAAAGATATAAACACTCAATAAATCTAATAGTTTATCAATATCCATTTTTCTTAATTCTTTATAAAAATATACTTTCATTTATTTTATTTTATTTTATATTATATAGTAATTTAATAAACTTTTATATCTTTGTATTCTATATCAAAAAAAACATAAATTAATGAAAGAATATAGTATTACAATAACAATAAAAGTTGAGGCAGAAGAAGCAGATTTTGATAAAATTGAAATATTTTCAGAGAAGTTATCTGAAAAAATAATGGATGATTTAAATCATCGTGACATTGAAATTGTTGATATTATTGTCGATAGTATAGATGATTTTAATGATTATGATATTGATATGGGTGAAGAATTTTCAGATTATGATGAATAATACTTAAAATAATTTTTTTAATTGAAAAATATTATTATCTTTGTTGTATGGAAAGAAAATTAGTAAGTATAGAAACTATATTAGATATTCAACCTATTAAAGGTGCGGATAGAATTGAGGTTGCTAGGGTTAAAAATTGGAAAGTTGTAGTAGGAAAAAATGAGTATAAAATAGGGGACGAAGTTGTTTATTTTGAAATTGATTCATTTTTACCTATTAAAGAAGAATTTGAATTTTTGAGAAAATCATGTTATAAAAAAATGGGTGATGATATTGAAGGATTCAGATTAAAAACTATTCGATTAAGAAATCAAATTTCACAAGGTCTAATTATGCCTACTAGTATCTTACCATCAAATAAATTCAAAATTGGTGATGATGTCGCAAATACACTTGGGGTTATAAAATATGACCCACCTCTACCAAAAGAATTAGAAGGCGAAGCAGTAGGATATTATCCTTCTTTTATTCAAAAAACAGATGAAGAAAGAATTCAAAATTTGACTTCAGAGTATGATGAATATAAGAAAATTAAATTCTTTGCTTCTGAAAAAATGGATGGTACATCATCTACGTTTTTCTTAAATAACAATGAGTTTGGTGTTTGTTCAAGAAATGTACAATTAATATTTAATCCAGAAAATATTTTTGGTAGAATATCAATTAAATACAATATTGAAGAAAAATTAAGGAAACTTAATAAAAACTTAGCTATTCAAGGAGAAATTATAGGTGAAACAATTAAAGGAAATAAATATAATATTAAAGGACAAAAATTATTAGTGTATAATATTTTTGATATCGATAAATATGAATATTTATCAAAAAGTGAAATGCTACAAATATGCGAAGAACTTGACCTTGAAAATGTACCTACCATTTATTCTAATTTTGTTCTACCCGAAACAATAGAAGAATTGTTAAAACTCGCTTATGGAAAATCAAAACTGAATAATGAAATTATACGTGAAGGTTTAGTTTGGGTTTCAGAAGATTGTGAGATCAGGATATCATTTAAAACGATTTCTGATGAATTTTTATTGAAATATGGTGAATAATTAAATATAATAAAATAATTTTAAATTAAAATGAGTATGAATATTAGTGATGTATTAAATGGGACTGTTAAAAACATGTCTGTTGAAGAACAAAAAGATGTATTGGGGGAAATGAAAAATAGTAATATTTTTGATTTATCTGAAACTGAGAGAAAAAATCTAGTCAATTTTTTATGTGAAAATACAGACAAAGAAATAGCTGTAGATTATTTATTCCATGTGTTAGATAATGAAATATCTTATCCTATTGATGATGATAAAGTTAAACTTTTATTTTCTGATAAAAGGATGATGGAAATGAAAGATCTGATGATGGAAGATCTCCAATCAGATGATTCTGATAAAGAAGTATAAGTAACTGGTTAATAGTGACTTGTAGCGGAAAAGGTGTAAATATGTTAAATATTGCACTTTTTCCTTTTTTAAAATTAAATATATACAATAAAAAAAGATAGTATTATGATTAAAATAAAAACTAGCTTTATAAATTTTTTTAAAGCAATTTGGAAGTATATTGACAAAGATGATATCTTAACAGAAACTGAACAATTAGCTTATGATATTTTTAAAATTAATTTAGAAGATGATAAAAATATTCGTTACCTTAGCCCAAATTTTTTAGATAAAAAGTATATATTAACAAAATCGTATATTATGGATGATAATGTTGATACTTTTATTGTACTTAATGGTAATAACATAATCATTGTTAATCATCAGTATAAGTATGATATATCAATGCCAACAAAAACATGCATGAAAATGGCAAATATGTTTGACGATAAAGTTGAAAAAGAGAGAGAAGTAATGGAACAAAAAATTCTTAATAATATTAAAAATAGTTTAGATATTGTTTTAAATAAGTTTAAAGAACAACTATCCATAGATGATTAATGATTATAAATTGTAATTAATGAAGATAGAGATAGAAAAAATAATAAAATGGCACGTTGCCAAAAAAACAAAAAATCTTAGAGCAAAACCCTTATTATCTATAATGGTAGATAAAACGATAACAAGTAAATTTTTACTTGATACATTAGAGGGTAGAGAACCATTAGGTGATGGCTCTGTTATTTGTATTGGGGATAGTAATGATATATGGCAACAAATGCCAAATAAACTATTACAAAAATATGAGGTAATAGAAATTGATAATGATGGTTGGATGGTCTGTCAACCAAAACCAGATAATTCTGTTAATTGTTATGAAGTAAATTTAGAAGAAAATGATACTTTTTATATAAAGGGGTTATGGGGTGAAGAATCAGAAGATGGTTTAATTCAAAGAGGAAAATCAGGAGATTATATCCTTCAAGATAGAATAAACCCAAATGATGTTTGGGTTGTTGCAAGAAAAATATTTATTAATACATATAATGTGATTAATTAATAAATTTTTTGTATATTTGTATTTCAAAGTTAAAATTAATAATAACATTTAAAAAGTAAAAAGTATGAGTGAATTTAGAAAGTATGCAACAAAACACATGGGTATCAGTTCATTAACATTAGATAGGTTTAGTAATATCCAAGGGAATTATGTGTCCCCTACAATTATTGAAGAACGACAACTCAATGTCGCACAAATGGATGTTTTTTCAAGGTTAATGATGGATCGTATTATTTTTCTAGGATCTGGTATTGACGATAATGTAGCAAACATTATCCAAGCACAATTGTTGTTCCTTGAATCTTCGGATAAAGATAAAGATATTCAAATTTATCTTAATTCCCCAGGAGGCGGGGTACACGCTGGTCTTGGGATATATGACACCATGCAATATATCAATCCTGATGTCGCAACTATTTGTACTGGTATGGCAGCATCTATGGCTGCTGTTTTATTATGTGCTGGAGCAGCAGGTAAAAGGACAGCATTAACTCATTCAAGAGTTATGATTCATCAACCAATGGGTGGAGCATCTGGTCAAGAATCTGATATTGCAATTATGGCAAAACAAATATTAACTCTTAAAGATGAATTGTACCAAATTATAGCAACTCATTCAGGGACAGATATCAAGCAAGTTGAAAAGGACAGTGATAGGGATTATTGGATGAAAGCGTCTGAAGCGAAGGAATATGGGATGATTGATGAAGTTTTAGTTCGTCCTAAAAAATGAAAAATGAACTTGAAAACTACTTAGTTGAGAAATATCCAAAAATATTTGTTGATTGTAATAAAGGACCAAAAGAATCATTAATGTGTTTTGGTTTTGAACATGATGATGGGTGGTTTTGGATATTAGATCAACTTTGTGAATCTATGCAAAATTATATTGATAGTAATAACAAATATTCATTACTTGATACACAAATAGAACAAGTTATTGCAATTCAAGTTAAAGAAAAATTTGGAACGTTAAATTTTTATTATACTGGTGGAGATGATATCATTTATGGTATGGTTAGTTTTGCTGAAAACTTATCAAATGTGATATGTGAAGTATGTGGAACAAAACGTAAGGTTGGAAAGACGAGTGGTTGGGTTGTGACATGTTGTGAAAAATGTCACGGTAAAAATAAAAGGTTATCTAATTTACAATGGAAAGAAAACGAAGGTATACCTTTAATGTTATTAAGAAAAATAAAGTTAAATAATTTAAAAAATTAAAAAATTATGCCACTAGGAAAAAGTACACAAAGTAAAGTTGATGCTGAATACAAAAAATTCGAAAAAGAATTAATGGAAAAAGCTAGACTTCGTGAATTGGAAAAGAAAGAAAAAGTCGAACCTAAACCACCATCTGATAGGGAAATTCATATTAGTGGTGAAAGCCGAAAAAAACAATAAAAAAAGCCATCTTAGGATGGCTTTTTTTTATTTCTCTATTTCTACTGCTAAACAAGCTTCACCGTATTGTGAAATTAATTTAGTCATATCATCAAATGAGATATAAGCAAATCCTTTTTTGCCCCATTCTCTACCCCAACTATTTTTAATTCTTATTAATTTTTTCTTAATATTAATACCATCTAATAAATATGCATGTCCACCCAAGTTTTCACCAGTAGCAGTTATAATACCTTTTTCATTAGGAAAGAACATATCATGAGTCCATACAGTACCAACCACTAATGGACCAGCAGTTAAAAGTGCTGTTTTAATAGTATCTATATCCCACGCCCAATTATAAGAAGAAATATAACCTTCTCTTTTTAATATCTTTGCTCCTGCTCTAACAGATGTCCCATTATATTCTTCACCTTCCCAATCATCATTCTTTTGAGCTTCATTATATAAATATGTAGTGTCAATTGATGATTTCGTACCTTTTCTTTTTGCTCCTTGTGTTAATGGTCCTTCTGCTAACCAATGTGCCCAAGAATATGCAACACATTGTGATGTTCTTCCTTGATTACCCCACCAACCACTTGACCACCAATATTTATAATTTATATTGGGTGCTTCTATTGGTAATGCGCTTCTTAATTGGAATTGTTTATCTCTTTCATCTGGAACATAAACTCTACCCAATTTTGATTTTAATTCATCCATATTTTTTATTTTTATATATTAATATTTTTAATTAAATTAAATATATATATAATATTATGGGAATGATACATAAATACAAAGTAATTTTTATTAGAATACCAAAAACCGCATCAACGTCAATATATAGTTGTTTTAAAAATAAAACAGATAAAAAATGTTCACATGAGACATATAAATATAATTTATGTATAAACGATTTCGATTTATTTTTTGATTATTTTTCATTTTCTTGTGTAAGAAATCCATATGATAGATTTGTATCTATTTATAAAATAGATGAAAAAATAAATCAAATAAGAAAAATAAGAAATGAGGTTTATACATTTGATAACTTAATATTTAAATTATATAATAAAAAATTAAATATTGATGATTTAGGAGTTATGTATAAAGAACAACATAAATATATTTGTATTAATGATACGATATTGGTTGATAAATTATTAAAATATGAAAATTTAAATGAAGATTGGTTAGATTTTTCTAATATAATAAATAACTTACCAAACAATAAGTATAAAATATCAACACAGTTACCAATGGAAAATGTGAATCATAATAAACCATATGATGATTGGAAAGATTATTATACAGATGAAACAAAAAACATGATTTATGAGATTTATAAAAAAGATTTTGAAATATTTGGTTATGAAAAATAATAAAATATATGTCAATATTCCATAAATATAATGTAATTTTTATTAGAATACCTAAAACTGCATCATCTTCAATGTTTACTTCTATTAGAAATAAAACAGATAAATCATGTCTTCATGAAACATATATTGAAATTTTAAATAATAATGATTTCAATTTATTTTTTGATTATTATTCATTTGCGTGTGTAAGAAACCCATATGATAGATTTGTGTCTATATATGGTCAACTATATAAAAATACAAATAATAGAGAATATATTAATAATTTGTCTGATAATAGTAATAATAAAATGGAAGTATTTGAAAAATTTATAACTTTTTTTTATAATGAAGATATAATAACAACTAAAAAATTTGGAGGTAATTATACAATATATAAAGAACAACATAAATATATTTGTATTAATGATACGATATTGGTTGATAAATTATTAAAATATGAAAATTTAAATGAAGATTGGTTAGATTTTTCTAATATAATAAATAACTTACCAAACAATA